GTCAACAGACTCAGGTACAGTCTATACGCTGAATAGAGCAGCAGGGATCGTGGTAACACTACCTACTGCCGCAGCAGGTTTAAACTATACCTTTATAGTCGGTACAACCTTCACGGGTGCAGGACAGATCAATACGGATAATACCAGCGATTTATTCTCTGGTTTTGCCACGATATTTGATCCGGCAACTGCAACAGATAATAATACCTTTATTCCTGATGCGAGTGATGACGATACCATTGATTTGGGAACAGCAGCGCAAGGTTGGTTGGTAGGCGGAGTTATTCGTCTGGTGGCTACTACAGCAGCAGTGTGGCATTGTGAAGCATTCCTTCATGGTGACGGCACATTAGCTACTCCATTCGAGTAAGGGGGTAAATAATGGCTGATGCAGTAACTTCACAGACCATCATTGATGGTTCAAGAAACTGCGTTATGAAGTTTACCAACGTCAGCGATGGCAGTGGGGAATCCGCAGTTGTTAAAGTAGATGTTTCTGCTTTATCACCTAACGCAGCAGGAACTTCCTGTTCTGAGGTTAGGGTCATGCGTATTACCCATGCCATTGTTGGGATGTCCGTTCAACTATTATTGGATGCCACGTCAAATGTTTTATTGTGCGATTTGGCTGAAAGCAGTAATGGACATCTTAATTTTGAAGATTTTGGCGGTATACCGAATAATGCGGGTAGCGGTAAGACTGGTGATATTCTATTTACAACATTAGGACATAGTTCTGGAGATACTTATTCCATCGTTATAGAGATGGTTAAGGTTTATTCGGACTAAGGAGTCAAAGCTTATGAGTGAATATATTATAGCTGAGACAGGGGAATTTCCTGCTCAGTATAATGTACTTAAAAAAGGGGATGATGGTATTTTTATTCCCATATTCGGACCTGACCCAGATTTAGACGATGCGAAACGTAAATATAATGAACTGGCTAATGCCGGTAAACGTGCGCGTACTAAATCAGGTCATTTCAAATCGGATGATCCATCAACACCTGATGTTAATGAAGCTTATGTAGGCGGTAAAAAGAAGGCTAAAAAGAAGGCAGCCAAGAAGAAAACCGCCAAGAAAAAGTAATTAGAACGTCAATTAATAATATTCATAATGCCTTGTATATCAAGGTGTTATGTTTATTTATTTCAATTATATAGGTAATAACTATGAAAGGATTTGGTAGGAACACAAGGTTTAAAGAACCTCACGGCTATTCCGGTGGAGGCAAACCTAGAGTTCGTAAAAATAAATATGCGAACAAGGGAGCCACTGAAATAGGAAAAGAAAATAAGGTTGAATCCTATAAGGAATACATCAAGCGTATGTTTGGTGGCGGGGAAACTTAATTATGCCCTTACATAAAGGGCGCTCAAAAAAGGTAATCAGCAAGAATATATCTACTTTGGTTAAAGAAGGTAAACCTAAAAAACAGGCAATAGCTATTGCCATGCAGAAAGCAGGTAAGAGGAAAAAATAAATGGCAACAAGCGGAACAACATCATTTAATCTGGATATAGCTGATATCATGGAAGAAGCCTACGATCTTTGCGGGATGGAGCTTCGTACAGGCTACGATTATCGTGGCGCTAAAAGAGCGTTGAATCTGGTTTTTCTGGAGTGGCAGAACAAAGGATTGAATCTTTGGACAATAGCACAGGCAAGCGCTTCCTTAACGGCTGGCACTAGTAGTTATAGTCTGGAATCATCGGCAATGGATGTGGTAGATGCATTTATAAGGACAGATGCGGGAGATACCGATAAACAGATGGATCAGAGATTAAACAGAATTTCCCGTACCCAATATAATCACCAAGCCACCAAATTAACACGCTCAAAGCCAACGCAATTTTATATCGACAAGAACACGGGAACCAATACTATTGTATTGTGGGCAACACCTGATGACGCAGATACTTATACATTAGTCTATGATTATGTAAAAAGGATAGAGGATGTCGGTACAGTTGCCAGTAATAATGCAGATATACCGGCACGATATTTACCCTGTTTAACTTATGCACTTGCTTATAATGTTGCCTGTAAAAATCCTGAAGCATTACAAAAAATTCCGATGATAAAACTAAGGTATGATGAATTATGGCGTGATGTCAGCGATGCTGACAGGGAAAGGGCATCAGTTCGATTTGTGCCTGATTTATCGTATAACAATTATTAAATGAATTTATGAGTTATGCAATCGGAAAAAAGGCATTAGGTATTTGTGATCGTTGCGGATTCACTTATAAGTTAAATGAATTGTTTTATCAGATTGAGAATAGCATCAGGAACGGGCAAAGAGTCTGTACGGAATGCTTGGATGAAGATCAACCTCAATTAAAATTAGGCGAGCTGAATACGAGCGATGCGCAATCCTTATATAATTCAAGACCGGATTCAGGTGAAGCGGAATCAAGAAGATATTATGCTTTTGATCCCATCGGTGGCGGTGTTACCAAAATGGGTTCCAGAACAATGGGATTAACCATGCATGGTAGAGTGGGTAAATTAACAGTGAGTACAAGCTAATGGCGTGGACATTTACAACATTAAAATCTGCGATACAGGATTATACCAATAATACTGAAACAACTTTTACAAGCTATCTTGATGAATTTATTGTAAATACGGAAGATAGAATATTAAAAATGGTCGAGCTGCCATTTTTCAGGAAAAATGTTACTGGATCATTAACATCCGGTAATCAATATTTAAGTATGCCTGATGATTTTTTGGCTCCCTTTTCGCTTGCCGTTGATAATAGCGGGTATGAATACTTATTATTCAAGGATGTAAATTTTATACGGGAGTCCTATCCGTCAAGCAGTACAACGGGGATTCCTAAATATTATGCCGTATTCGATGTCGATAGTTTCATCGTGGCACCTACACCCAATGCCAATTCTACTGTTGAATTACACTATCAGTATAAACCGACATCAATAACGACATCAGGTGACGGAACCAGTTGGATTGGAACCAATGCTTCCGACTGCCTATTATATGGCAGTTTGGTGGAAGCCTATACATTTATGAAGGGCGAAGCGGATGTCATGCAGAATTATAAGGAAAGATTTGCCCAATCCATTGAGCGACTGAAAGTATTGGGAGAAGGTCGGGAAACTAAAGATAATTATAGGACAGGTACAACTAGAAAAGCAGTTACTTAATGTTAAAAGTACCTATAAAAGAATTAGAAGATAAAAATATTGCTATCGTTGCAATGGGAAGAAGTCAGTTGGACTTTCATTTATCCCGTGTTCATAGTGTCCATTTTGATGAAGTATGGGCTTTAAATGCAATGATTGGCGTTATTCCGAATGTTAATAGAGCCTTTATACTAGACCCGATGAGTCGCTTTCTTAATACGAAAGATGCTGGCGGCATGACTGAAATGATGCGTAGGTGTTTGCCAGATATACAATATCCTATTTATACTTGTGAGGTAGATCAAAGGGTTCCAGCGACAGAAGAATATCCATTGGCTCCATTGGTTTCCGATTTAGGATGTTCGTATTTCAATAATACTATTGCTTATTCAATTGCTTTTGCCTTATGGAATAAAGTTGGCAGATTAAATATATTCGGTGTGGACTTTACTTATAAGAATAATATGCATTTTGCCGAAGCAGGTAGGGCTTGTTGTGAGTTTTGGATAGCTAAATGTCTCGATAAAGGGATTGACGTATGTATAGCTCCTAGCTCAAATCTAATGGATACAAATGTTTCTTTGAAAGAAAAACTCTATGGATATCATAGGCTTAATAATCCTATAGTTACTTATAAGGAAGATAATACTATTAAAACTTGTCGATGGTCTGAAGTCATTGAAGATAAAGGCGAATTTGTTGGCATGATTGGAAGGGATGATTTAGAATTTAATGATGTGCCTGAACCAGATAAATACTAATGGAAACAGATAAATTTGAAATATCAATAGGTAATTTAGGGGTTCAAACAACTCACAATAGAGGTCATACTGTTGAAGAGTTAGCTGAAATGGCTACCAATAAATTAATTTCTATAAGTGATAATGCTGATCCTATGGTGAAAGCACAAGCACACGCATTTAGAGATAGGTGCAAATGGATTGTTGCATTTTATGTACAAGAAGGGATTAAAAACCATGTATGTACTATATGTAACGAATTAGAAAAACAAGGTCATAAAGACCTAGCAAATATTATCAGGAGACTGTAATGGCAATAACCCAAGCTATGTGTACCTCGTTTAAGAGTGAACTTTTGCAAGCAGTACATAATTTTAAAGCTTCTGGAGGAAACTCTTTTAAGCTGGCTTTATATACAAGTTCAGCGACAATGAGCGCTTCTACTACAGCTTATAGTACAAATCAAGAAGCATCAGGAACAAACTATACTGCGGGTGGAGCTGCATTAACGAATGTTAATCCAACTACTTCAGGAACAACTGCGTTCACTGATTTTTCTGATTTGACTTTTGGAACAGCTACCATCACTGCTAGAGGTTGTATGATTTACAACGATACAGCATCAGGTGATCCTGCGGTGGCAGTATTTGATTTCGGTGGAGATAAGACCTCCACTGCGGGTTCATTCACGATTACATTTCCAACCGCAGATGCAAGTAACGCTGTTATTAGAATAGCGTAATAGTTTTATGGCTTATGTATCTGGCTGGGGTCGCAGTACATGGGGTTCTGGAGCTTGGAATGAGCCTAGCGCAGTAACACTTACAGGTCTTGCTGGAACAACAGCATTAGGCACTGAAACAGTAACTTGTGATGCTAATGTTGCAGAGACAGGTGTAGCGGCTACTGGTGCCATAAGTTCACTCACTATAACGGGTACAGCTAATGTCACAGAGACAGGTGTAGCTGGAACCAGTGCAATTTCAAGTGTTACCCCTAGTGGTGCAGCCAATGTCGCTGAAACGGGATTAGCGGGAACAGGAGCGGTAGGAACTGTTCTTGCAGCAGGTTTCGCAATTACGGGAGTTAGCGGAACTGCATCTACAGTATCTCAGGGTGATGAAACAGTAACTGGTGCTGCCAATGTTTATCCTACGGGATTAGCGGGAACCAGTGCATTAGGAAGTTTAAGTTTAGTAACTAATAATATTATATCGGTTACGCAAGATGCCAGTACAGGTGCAGTAGGTTCATTAACTGCAACTGGTATATCAAATATATCTCTTACGGGGATATATGGTACTGGAAGTATAACAAGTGTTAATGTTTGGGGATTAGTTGATACTTCCCAAACACCAAATTATTCAACAATATCAGATTCACAAACTCCTAATTGGAGTACAATAGATGATAGCCAAACACCAGAATGGGAAGAGGTAGCTTAAAATGGCAACATATGTAAATGATTTAAGATTAAAAGAGATCGCCACGGGTGATGAGTCAGGAACGTGGGGTACTTCAACAAATACAAATTTGGAATTGATCGGAGAAGCTTTTGGTAGTGGCTCGGAAGGAATAACAGGCACTACGCATACCATCACTATGGCTGATGGAACTTCAGACGCAGCGAGAACTATGGCAATGACCCTGACAGGGTCTATTACTGCATTAAACACAGTTACCCTTGCACCGAATACAGTCAATAAAGTCTGGGTTATCCAGAACTCGGCAGGTTACGCTGTATCCATTAGTCAAGGTACAGGTGCCAATGTCGTTATTCCCAATGGCGGAATTAAGATGGTTGTGGCAGATGGAGCAGGTTCAGGCGCAGCAGTTACTGATGTACTGGATATGACAGGTGGTACAGGTAACGTAGGACTGGGTTCTGGTAACTTAGGCACAGCCTTAACGACAGGAACAGATAACGTAGCAATAGGTGAAGCGGCACTGGATGCAGTCACTACTGGTTCAGATAACACTGTAGTAGGTGATAATGCTGGTGGCGCAACAACGACAGGTGATAATAATGTAGCAATCGGATCAGGTGCTTTAGACGCTAACTCCACAGGGTCTGACAATACTGCGGTGGGATATAACGCTTTAACAGCATCTACCACAGCTACTAAAAATACTGCTCTTGGCTACTCTGCTGGAGAAGCAATAACCACAGGTGATAGAAATATTACAATTGGCTATAATTCTGGAAAATTAATTGATGAAGGTATTAAGAATGTAGCAGTAGGTTCTTATTCTCTCGATGCTACCACAACTGGTGACGAAAATGTTGCTATTGGTCAAAGTGCTTTAGGAGCTAACACAACTGCTGATTATAATGTTGCCGTAGGTGCAAGTTCTTTATTAGTAAACACCACAGGAACAAATAATGTTGCTGTTGGTGCATATGCTTTAGACGCTAACACCACAGCAGATAACAACACCGCAGTTGGTAAAGACGCTTTAACAGCAAACACCACAGGTACAAGAAATACAGCAGTTGGTAAAAGCGCAGGAGCAGCAATAACAACTGGAACAAATAATACGCTTGTTGGTAAAGAAGCAGGAGATGCACTTACAACTGGTGGTGATAATACTGCGATTGGTCTTGAAGCTCTGGGAACAGCAACTACAGCTAGTGGTAACACGGCTGTTGGTTATGCTGCTTTATACGCAAATACTTCAGGTGCAGGTAACACGGGCATTGGTTTTCAAGCTTTAGACGCTAATACAACGGCAGCAAACTGCACAGGTGTTGGTTATAATGTTTTAAGTGCTAACACCACAGGAGCTGATAATACTGCTCTTGGTTCACAGGCTCTAGCAGCTAATTCCACAGGTGCTAACAACGTAGCAGTAGGACAACTGGCTTTAAATGACAATACCACGGCATCTAGCAATACAGCAGTAGGTTATAATTCTTTAGCAGTAAACACCACATCAGGTAATAATGTTGCTATTGGTTATGGAACTTTAGCTGCACAAACATCAGGCGGAGAATCTAATACTGCTGTTGGTTATAATGCAGCAACCTCTAATACGACAGGAGATAATCTAGTCGCCATTGGTAATCAGGCATTAGACGCAAACACCACTGGTTCAGGTAATATTGCAGTAGGTCGGAACGCACTAGGAGCAAACACCACAGCAAGTAACAACACAGCAGTTGGTCACGAGGCTTTAGTAGCAAACACCACAGGTGCTTCTAACACAGCAGTTGGTTATACATCTTTAGACGCTAATACAACTGGTTCAAACAATGTTGCGGTAGGGCAAGATGCTTTAGGAGCAAACACCACAGCTAGTGATAACACAGCAGTTGGTTTATCAAGTTTAAAATTAAATGTAACTGGCACGTCAAATACGGCTGTTGGTAAAGACGCACTAAGAGCCAATTTAGCTGATAACAATACAGCAGTTGGTATGGATGCTTTAACAGCAAACACAACAGGAGGTGCTAATACCGCAGTTGGTAAAGATGCTTTGATAGCTAATACGACAGCAGGTCAAAACGTAGCTATTGGTAGATTAGCTTTAGCAACAAATACAACTGGAGCAGATAATACCGCAGTCGGTACGGCTGCTTTAACAGCGAATACAACAGCAAGCAATAATACAGCAGTTGGTTTAGAGGCTTTAACAGCAAACACCACAGGAGCAGGAAATACTGCTGTTGGTGCTATAGCTTTAGATGCGATTACGACATCTAGCAATAATACTGCTGTTGGACACGAAGCATTAACAAACGCCACTACAGGTACTGGCAATACAGCGTTAGGTAAAGGTTCGATGACGGGTGTGGTCGCTGGATCAAACAATGTTGCCGTTGGTTACACTGCATTGTCTGCTAACACGACAGCATCGAATAATGTTGCTATGGGTTATAATGCCTTAGTCGCAAACACCACAGGCGCTTCTAATACAGGAGTAGGAACTTATGCTTTAGATGGTAATACCACAGGTGATAATAACACAGCAGTAGGCTACAACGCTTTAAGCGCAGTCACTACAAGTAGTAACAATGTGGCATTAGGTTTTAGAGCTGGTCAGGCAATAACAACAGGCGGTAGGAATACTTGTATTGGAGAAGGTTCAGGAATAACAGGAAGTCCTAGCGGTAATCTTACTACAGAAAGTAATATTATGTGTTTAGGTGACGATAATCTAGGAACTTTATTTTGCACACAAGGCACAATTAATACTTCTGATGTCCGAGATAAAAGAAATATTACAGATTTTAGTAATGGTTTAGACTGGATAAATAAAATGAAGCCAGTTACTTACCAATGGGATAGAAGGTCTTGGTATGTTGATGAAGATGCTACACCTGAAGATATACTGGCAGTAAAAACTGATGGCTCTTTAACAAAACCTAAAGTTGAAGTAGGACTTATAGCGCAAGATGTACTAGAAATAGAAAAAGAACACGGTTTTGGTAGTAATAATGATAATAGTCTTTTAGTTAATTTAACTGAAGATGAAACTAGATATGGTATTAACTATACAAATATAGTGCCTATGTTAATCAACGCAGTCCAAGAACTTTCGGCAAAGGTCGAAGAATTAGAAACAAAAGCACACGATAAGTGCAAGGAGTAAAATAAAATGGCAGTAACAAAAGCAATGACTAAAGCGATACCGCATGAAAAGTCAAGCAAGGCACAAGAATGGCATATGCAAATGAAGTACGAGAACGATAGTGAAGGTGATGCAACCTACTATACTACTACTTTTCATCATGTAGCAATAGCAGCCGATGGTGATTTTACCGCAGCAGCTAAAGGCTCATTCAGCCTAGCAGCCTTGACAGCGCTATGTCCTGTATCTAGTTGGGATGCTATATTCGCCAGTCAAGTAGATTCGGTAATTACGAGTCCTGTAGTTCCGCCAGTCGCTGATGAATCTTTTGCAGTACCTAGCTAATAGGATGCAGGATGTATTAAAACTACTTACAGTAGGAACTGTAATAATAGGCTTTATCTTATTTAACGATAACGATAAATCTGTAGAGCATCAAGAAGCTAGTAGTTCTTTTGGTCAATTATGGCAAGAACATCAGCAATTGCCTTAAAGGAAATAATATGGAACATGAAGTAGAAATCTATACAATGCCAGCCGTATTTATGTTAAAGGCAAAAATACCTGACGGATTGGTTGAAGGATTAAATGATTACTTGGATGAATTACGGGAAGATGAAGAAAGGGAATCTTTGGCAAAAACCCTAGTCGGGCAGATTCATCAGGGAGAGCAGTTAAATATTCCCCCTACTGACGATGAGCGTGTTAAGCCATATACAGAATATTTATGTAACTTAGGGGTTGCCTATATTAATCATTTCATTAATTCCACAGGGGTTAAATTTAAGACTAATAAACAGGTAGACCTAGACGAACTTTGGTCGGTACATAGTTTTGAGGGAGACTATAACCCGATTCACGATCACGGCACAAAAACCATAACAGGAATTTCCTGTACGACATGGACTAAAGTGCCACAACAGATTTTAGACCAGCCAACATCAGGCACCACAGAATACAGTTTGTATAATGATTCAGGGCATAGTGATGGCTGTTTAGCGTTTCAATATGGTAGAAATTCATTGATGGATGCAGATAGATTGTTTCCACCACAAAGTTGTGTGGTTAAGCCAGAAGTAGGGGTGCAATATATGTTTCCCAATGGCTTACAGCATATGGTATATCCTTTCTTTGGAGAGGGTGAGAGAAGAACAGTTGCAGCAAATTTAAACTGCTGGGATGTAAAAGAAGCAGCTTAATGGCGAAAATGACTGTGAATCAAGTGGTAACAGATTTAGCGAAGCATGAAGCAGTTTGTGCGGAGCGTTGGTTAGAAATACTTAATCGTGTAAAAAGGGTTGAAATCTTTATTGTTGCAACCCTCGTTACGTTATTATTAGGTATGGGAAGTATACTGACAGGTCAACTTTTTTAAAGGAAATAAAATATTATGGATATGATAGTTAATTTAGTGGGTTGGATTGCGATAATAGTTACAGTGGCATCACTGATTACTGCTCTTACTCCAACACCAAAAGATAATGCTTGGATGGGAAAGATATATAAAATCATTGAAACATTGGCTTTAAATATTGGAAAAGCGAAAGATAAATAATGTATGAATATAGTTGTAAAGTTGATAGAGTCGTTGATGGCGATACTATTGATGTTATTTTGGACTTGGGCTTCGATATTCTTTATCGTTCTAGGGTTCGTCTTTACGGCATTGATACGCCCGAATCTAGGACACGAGATAAAGATGAAAAAGTTAGAGGTAAACTAGCTGGTGCATTTTTACAAGTCGCTGTAGATAACGGCAATAAAGTTATCATACAAACTAAATTAAAAGATTCTAAAGGTAAATTTGGTAGAGTTTTAGGAGATGTTGTTGTTGATGGCGTTAATATAAATCAAGCCATGATAGCTAATAATTTAGCTGTAGCTTACTTTGGTCAATCTAAAGATGACATAGAAGCAGAACATTTAGTTAATAGACAAAAATTAATTGATGCTGGTATGTATACACCAGTTGAATAAATGAATGAGGTATTTTCATTAATAGCTGATGTTGGTTTTCCTATTGCTATGGCTTTGATTGGCGGATTCTTCATATTTCTTACTATCAAGTACATTTTGGAAAGCGTTATTGGTCAAGTAGATGCTATACATGGTATTGTTTCTTCATTGGATAATCGAGTAAAAACAATGAATCACGATATGATCCGAATGGATGCTACCTTATGTAGTGTTATTGGTATTCGACCTGACCTTGAAAGGATAGCTAGAGCTAATGGCAAAGAAGATGCTAGAAGGGATTAATGGATATAGCTACAATCATCAGCGAATACGGATTTCCTATCGTAGCTACAGTTGGTCTGCTATATATGATTTATTTTATTTGGGGGTTTATTACTAATAATATAAAAAAGAAATTATCAGAAACTTCTGTTACCTTAATTGAGTTAATTGACAGAATTAGAATGCTGGATAATGACATCATTCGACTTCAACAAAAACTCGATACTGTAATTGAATTAAGAGAGTCTGCTAAACATGAAAAAAAGAATAAAAAGATTAAATGATAACGGATTGTTAATAATAGGGTGGTTAATCTTGCTATCTTTTTGTTCTGCTTCAATCAAAGCAGATATTATTACATTTAAGTTTCATAACCCTTCTTTTAGTGGTATTGGTACATCAGCCCATTATTTAACTATAGATGAGCAGGAAAATTCCAGAAGGGAAAAGATTGCCGAAGATATAGAATCCGCTTTAAACGAAGCTGCTAGAGATGCCGATAACACTACTTTAGCTAAATTTCTTAGAAATCTGGAATCTCGCATTTATTCCCAGCTTTCCCGTGATCTTGCTGAATCCCTGTTTAATAGTGACACAGGCGGCACAGGCGGAAGTATTGTTTTGGAAGGTAATGTGATTACTTTTGTTAATACTGGTACGGAGATTATATTAACTATTATTGATGAAGATGGAGTAACAACAGAGATTATAATTCCTGTAGGGTCTTTTGGTATCTGTTCTTCAGATGAATGCGTACCTTAATCATATGGTTGTATTTTTTGTTAATTTCAGGATGTGCTGGAATAACTGTAGTAGGAGATACTGAAGGTCCAATCATTGAAAGACCTTCCTTGCAAGCACTTATAGATTTACCCGTTCCAGAACAGAAAGCGGTTGTTTCTGTTTATAAGTTTCCCGATCTGACTGGACAACGTAAGTCAGCAGATAATATGGCTTTATTCAGCACAGCCGTTACTCAAGGCGCTGATTTATACTTAATCGAAGCATTGATTAATGCAGGAAAAGGAAGCTGGTTCACTGTTGCTGAACGTGTCGGTTTAGACCATTTAACTAGGGAAAGGCAACTCATTGTTTCTACTAGGAATAGTTACGATGGAGAAGGTGCCAATAAATTAATGCCGTTATTATATTCGGGATTAATCATGGAAGGAGGCATTATTTCTTATGATGCCAATTACCAGACTGGTGGTACGGGAGCGCGTTATTTAGGGATAGGATTGACTAATCAATACAGAAGGGATCGTGTTACAGTAGCTTTAAGAGCTGTTCTTGTCCAAACTGGAGAGATAATTTTAAATGTATCAGCAAGCAAAACAATATTTTCTGTTGGTGCTGGTATGGATGGTTTTAGATTTACGGAAAACGGGACCGAATTAGTTGAACTGGAATCAGGGATAACTGAGAATGAAACAACGGGATATGCAGTAAAATCTGCCATAGAAACAGCAGTTTACGCATTAATTAAACAAGGAATTGATAGAGATGTATGGGATATAAAGACGGAGGATTGATATGAGACATTTTATTATTATGGGAATGTCATCTTTTATACTTTTGGTTTTAGCTTGTACTGCAAGTGTCGCTTTTGGAGCAAATAACCTGATATATATTACCCAATCTGGAACTGGATTAACAATGAATATCGACCAGATTGGCAATAGTAATACTGTGGGATCAGCGCAAGCTAGAGCTACGTTTACTGGATCGACAGTCACTGTTGATATTGACCAAGTAGGCGATAGTAATACGCTTGCAGCAAGTGCTGTTCAAGCCAATAACAGTAGTTTTACAGTTAATACGACAGGCGATAGTAATGTCACTACCCTCGCTGGTGGTGCCACTGGAGATATAGCAGGTACGGATTTTGATTATGCAGCCACAGGAGACAGTAATGTTCTTGTGATGACACAAGGAGCAGCAGCCACTGCCACAGGTGGTAATCAGGATTTTGCGGTAACAGGAACTTCAAACAACATTAATGCCACCTGTGAGGTTGTGGGTTGTATTAATAACTGGACAGTAAGTGGGGATGGTAACGATATAGACACTACCCAAACAGGTAATGCAGACCATTCCATTACTGCTTCTATCACAGGTAATAGCAATAATATTGACATTGACCAAACAAATAGTGGCGCAAGCACCAGTGGTATCGTGAATATTGTATCAACAACAACAAGCGGCACGATTGATATAGATCAATGCACAAGTGGTTGTTAGCGCTTATTCCTGTTGTTTCTTTTGCACAGGTAGGAGAAATATCTGAATTAAGAGGAAATAGTGAAGTTTTACGCACTAACCAGCAGGATAAATTATTGGCAGAGCTAGCTTTAGATATTTTTTCTTTTGATGATGTCCGTACTGGCGATGGTCGAATAGCTATTGAGTTTCTTGATTCTTCTACAGTTAGGTTGACAGAACATTCCAAGATTATTATTGACGAGTATATTTATGATCCTAATCCAGCCAAAAGCAAGATGGCACTTCGTATGGCTAGTGGTACGGCAAGATTTATTACAGGCGCATTAGGCAGGATCAATAAAGAAAATATCAGTATTAAGACTCCAACAGCCAATATTGCGATTCGTGGAACTGATTTCACTACTACAGTAGATGAGATAGGCAGAAGTCTGGTTATTCTTTTACCTGATGCAGATGGAACTTCGTCAGGAGAAATAACAGTAGATTCGTTAGCAGGTACTGTGGTGCTAAACGAGCCTTTTCAGGCAACGATGGTCAGTGTAGGTGAATCCATGCCGACAAAGCCAGTAGTTTTAATCAACTTAACCCTTGATTTTATTGATAATTTATTAATTGTTAATCCGCCAGATGAAATTGAAAGGGCTGTGGAAGAACAAAGTGCTACAGCTTCCAATATACTGGATGTTGATTTACTGGAAGAAACTGAACTGGATGAGAATGATCTTGATGAGAATGAGTTGGATGAAGTCAATCGTTTAGATATAGACCTATTGAACGTGGATTTTCTTGCTGATTTATTGGATGTCATTGAAGATGTCGGTAAAGATAAAGAAAAGGTCAGTGAGTTGGATGGAGTTCAATTGGAAGGAATATTGGCAGGATTTGACCAGAATAATCAGACTTATACCTTCGTGGAAGGTGAAATATTAACCATTTTCAGGCAAGTGGAAAATACAGTTGATTTGGAACTGGATAAGGAAGGAGCTTATAACCTTAATATTTTAACTGCTGGAAAACAAATAAGGGCAACAATCAATGGTGGTGGCGATAGTTCGATTACTATTAATCAGTCTAATTAGCCTTCCCTTATGGGCGGCAGATAATACTGTTGAAGTAAGAACCAAAGGCAGTGGTACTGAGATTCTGGTAGATCAGATAGGTGCAGGTAATACCGCGAGGGTATGGTGCGGATTGTCCGATGGCACTTTTGATACTCATTTATGCACCAATGCCGATATTGATATAGACCAGACTGGCGATGGAAACCTTGCAAAAGCCTATTCACAGTTTACTAATCATACGAATAATGAATATACGATTCAGCAGGAAGGGGATAATAACACCGCTTACCTTGATCTGGATTACAGTAATAATGTTACCACCATTACCCAGATAGGAAATGATGATTATGCTGAGATATATATGGGCGGTGATAACAATAACTATATCATTAGCCAAACAGGGGATGATTTCTACGCCAAGATGTACGCTTTCGGTGATTATTCTGACTGGACAATCACACAATCTGGAACAGGAAACCATAACGCTTACATAAAATCCTGTGGTAATTGCAATAATAATGATGCAACGATTACACAATCAGGTAGTGGTGCTAAAGACGGGGATATAGAATTTAGAAATAACCCATCAGATAACAATACAGTCAATCTAACGCAAAGTGGTAATGGCACTCATGTCGGGAATATTTTAGTAAAACAGGGTAGTTATACAGTTAATGCTACACAATCAGGCTCAACGAACCAGAATTACACAGTAACATTGGATTGCACTGGTACTTGCAATAAAACGATTACAGTCAATCAGTATGATTAGATATGTGCAATTATTTGCATTAATTGTATTATTTTTTATTCCAGTATCTTTCCAATGGGAACCTTTAGAGGTACTAAAACTAAAGACTTTTGATGCTTTAGTCGCTGAAAAGCCACCTTCGGGTTACTTTACAATTCTCAATATCACTGAAGAAGATATTGATAAAGAAGGCGGGTATCCTTTACCTAGACAAAGATTGGCTGAAATACAGATAGAATTACTACAAAAAGGTGCTATAGGAGTAGGTTGGGTTATTGGATTCCCACATAAAGATAGATTGGGTGGCGATGATGCTTTTGCCGAATCCTTGAGTTATGCACCTTCGGTTCTGCCTTTATTTGAAAATAATAATAACCAATATCCCAAGACGATTGGTACAGTCATATTGGGGGAAGATACTGGCGGTATTGAATCACAAGGTGTGCTTAACAATATTCCAATGTTGTCAGAGGTTGCCAATGAAGGGATAGCAGTAGCAAGAACTGATATAGATAATCTAGTCAGGCGTTTACCATTATTAATGCGTACTCCTGATGGTTGGGTTCCTGCTTATGGCACAGAAGTATTAAAAGTATTGGTAGATGCTGATACTTATGTCATAAAGACAAATCAAAATGGTTTAGAAGAAATAAGGGTTAGAGGTTTACCTGCCGTGAAAGTGGATTCGTTTGGCAGAAAGTGGATCAGTTGGGTAGATACACCACAGACAACTTTGGAAGAAATGGATGTAGAAGGTAAGTTTGTATTTGTCGGTGTCACTGCCAAAGGAGTAATGCCTCAACTTGCTACTCCAGTAGGTTTATTGGAACCACATAAAATACAGGCAGCTTTGGCTGAAAGTATTTTAATAGAAGATAGCCCTTATATACCTGATTATGCTTTAGCATTAGAGATGCTGATACTTTTTTTCTCAGTGGCTCTTATTTGGCTTGTATTGCTTTTATTTGGTATTACGCTAGGTATTAGCCTATTTGCAGCAATAATGTCTGTAAGCGCGTATTTCGGCTTCTATATGATACAACATGGATTATTGGTCGATGTTACTTGGACTTTAATATGCCAGTTTATAGCAGGAGCTACGGCATTTTATCTAAGATTTAGGCAGCAATATAAACTTAGACAACAGATTAAAAAGCAATTTGGCAAATATCTTGATCCTAGAATGGTTAAGAAATTACAGGATAACCCTGCATTATGTAAAGTTAATGGAGCGCGAAGGGATTGCAGTATTATTTTTACTGATCTTAGAGGATTTACCAGTTTATCTGAATCTGTTGAACCAGAGCAGGTAACTTACATAATGAATAATGTATTGAATGTTCAGGTAAATGCGGTCAATCAATATGAAGGGGTCACTGATAAATTTATTGGTGATGCTGGAATGTTTCACTGGAATACTATTTTACCGCAGGAAGATCACCATAATTTAGCTTTACAGGCTGCAAGACAGATAGAAACAAATATAATTGAATTAAATAAAAAGTTTAAAGAAGAAGGAATCCCTGAAATAGCGATAGGTATAGGTGTCAATTCAGGTATTTGTATTGCAGGTAACTTTGGTGCTACGGATAGATTTGCTTTTTCCCTTATCGGTGATCCCTGTAATGTAGCTGCAAGATTGGAAAGTGCGACAAAAGTAGCAGGAGTTAATGTACTGATTGGTGAAGAAACTTCTAAGTACAGTAATTTTAAATTAAAATCATTGCAACCTATTGAAGTTAAAGGAAAAGAAAAACCATTAGAAGTATATACATGGGAAAACAATTACAGTTAATCAATATTAATGGAAATATCAAATGAAGTTTAAACTTATAAAAAATATTATCGGTGCTGTAGCTCCTACAATTGGTACGGCTTTAGGCGGTCCAATGGGAAATATGGCAGCAAATATGGTGGCTGACGTATTAGGATGTGATCCTGCTCCAAAAAAAATAGAACAAGCCATGCAAGCAGCAACACCAGAGCAACTTACAGAACTTAAAAAGATTGATGCTGACTTTGAAGTAAAGATGAAAGAACTCGATGTTGATCTATATGCCCTTGAAACACAGGATATACAAGATGCCAGAAAAGCTTTTAAAGAAGATTGGACTCCAAAAGTATTTGGTCTTATTGCTTTGATAGCTTTTGTGGGTTACATATTTACTGTAACTATTTTACCTCCAGATCAAAATAGCGACACTATTGTTAGTTTGGTATTAGGATATTTAGGTGGTCTTGTATCAGGTATATCTAGTTTTTATTTTGGAGCTTCTAATAAAGAAGAAAAATCATAAAGAATATGGATAACGAGAAACTAATTGAAGAATTGAAACGGGATGAAGGAATTGAGCATAAAGCTTATCAGGATTCATTGGGCATATGGACAATCGGTGTTGGCAGAAATATTCAGGAAGTTGGCTTATCTCAAGATGAAATAGAATATTTACTGGTAAATGATATTATTCAATGCACGAAAGAATTGAATAAAACATTTGATTGGTATAAGGATTTAAACGATGTTCGTGCAAGAGCATTAATCAATATGTGTTTCAATCTAGGTCTAACCAGATTACTCGGTTTTAAAAAATTTCTTGCAGCAATGGAAGCAAAAGATTGGGAAAAAGCCGGTATAGAAATGATGGACAGCAAATGGAGTAAACAGGTTGGAGCGAGAAGCGAAAGACTAAGAATAATGATAGTAGAGGGTTAAATGCCATTAGTTAAATATATTTTCAAACCCGGTATTAATAAAGAAGGAACTAACTACAGCAACGAGAATGGTTGGTACGATGCCGATAAAGTCAGATTCAGGAAAGGCAGACCTGAAAGAATTGGCGGATGGTTAAAAAATAGTAGTAATAGCTTTATAGGAACCTGTAGAAAAATTCTTGTATATAATGATACTGCCGGTACAAATTATACTATAGTGGGAACCCATCAAAAACTGTACGTCAAGGAAGGAGTCAGTTTTTATGATATTACGCCTGAGAGGGCTACCACTACCGATGGTATTACATTTGCGGCTACTGATGGATCATCCATCATTACTGCTACCGATAGTTCTCATGGAGCTAAAGAAGGTGATTTTGTAACAATAAGCGGTGCAGTTACTTTAGGTGGTTTAATTACTGCCGATGTTCTAAACCAAGAATATCAAATAGCTTCTGTTCCAACGACAAATACTTATACTATTACGGCAAAAGATACTTCTGGCGATGAAGTGACAGCAAATAGCAGCGATTCCGGTAATGGCGGTTCAGGCGTTGATGGCGTATATCAGATTAATTCTGGATTGGATGTTTATGTTAAGTCAACGGGATGGGGAACCGATGCTTGGGGTTCAAGTACATTTGGATCAACATCATCATTATCCGCCAGCAATCAATTAAGATTATGGTCTATTGATAATTTCGGGGATGATGTTCTTGCTTGCGTGAGAGGCGGTGCTATTTATTATTGGGATGAATCAGCCGGTACATCCGCACGGGGAACAAATCTTACCGCAATAGGCGGAGCGAGTGATGCTCCCACCATAGCATTACAGGTAATGGTATCGGATGTTGATCGGCACGTTATAGCATTTGGTTGCAATACAATCGGAAGTAGTACGATTGATCCGTTATTGGTAAGATTTTCAGATACAGAGAGTGCCGGAGATTGGACTCCCACGGCAATTAATCAGGCGGGTGGTGTCCAGTTATCGCAAGGATCAGAGATTATAGGCGCTCTTAAAACAAGACAGGAAATATTAATATTCACCGATGTTGGATTGGTTTCCATGAGGTTTGTGGGATCACCTTTTGTTTTTTCATTTAATGAGGTTGCCGAAGGCTTTTCCTTGATATCTCCGAATGCATCCATTAATGCGGATAATAAAGTTTATTTCATGGATAGAGGCGGATTTTATGTTTACTCAGGTTCTGTATCCAGATTGCCCTGTTCCGTATTGGATCATGTTTTATCTGATCTGAATCTGGAACAGGCACATAAGATATTTGCCGGTGTTAATTCCAATGCCAATGAGATTATATGGTTCTATCCGTCAGGAAGCAGCAGTGAAGTTGATAAATATGTTTTATATAACTTCTTGGAGCAAGTCTGGTCAGTAGGAACAACAACCGATAACTTTGTAAGAACCGCTTGGGATGAGGCAAATCTATTGGATTATCCCATTGCAGCCAGTAAGAACAGTAGCTCGGTCAACACCAATTATTTATATGATCACGAGAAGGGTCACGGAGATGATGGTAGTGCATTTACCGCCTATATAGAATCCAGTGATTTTGATTTACAGCCTGATGGGGATCATTTTCTTCACATTTCAAGATTGATACCTGATATAGAATTTAGGGATCAACAAACAACTGATGATACAGTGTCTTTTATCATCAAAGGCAGGGATTATCCTTTATCAAGTTTATCAACTTTACAGACAATAAGTGTTACCCCTGAATCTACATTCAGCAATACAAGAGCCAGAAGCAGACAATGTGCATTAAGAATATCAAATTCTTCGAGTGATTTTGGCTGGCGATTGGGAGACTTGAGATTGGATATTAGACCTGACGGGAAGAGATAGATGACTAATTCAAGGAATAAAGGAGCGAGTTTTGAAAGAATGATAGCAAATTCATTGTCGGAAGAGCTTGGTCTTGTGGTTAAATTAAAAAGAATACTGGAACAAACCAGAGAAAAACATTTACCAGATTTAATTTTTGGTGATTGGCATTTGGAATGCAAGCGATATGCAAGCGGAAAAGAACCAGCTACTGCATGGTGGGAACAAGTTGTAGAAGCTTCCAAAGATAAAGGTACGCCTACATTAATTTATAAATTTGATAGGCAACCAATTAAAGTTAGATTGCCGTTACACGCTGTAAATAATTATTTACCAGTTAATAATTTTATTACTTGCGATTTATTTTTTGAGGACTTTGTTTACTTAATCAAAGTGCTATATCCAGAACACATTGAAGAATATAACAAGAGGGCAGCTTAAATGGATATTAGAAGTATTTCATTACCATTGCCTTCGGAAGAATATGACGCAAATGATGAAGCGGTTACACGAAGAAGTATTGAACAGGCAATTGAAGATATCAGTTTTAAAATTAAACGATTGGAAGAACTGAGAACCACAGTTGCCAGTAACTCACTTAAAAGACATTCTTTTCTGCTAATGGGCGCTAAAGATGGCTGATATTTTAAAAGTATTGGGTCAACTAGACCCGTCAGCAACTACTGTAACCACGTTATATACAGTACCTGATATGACACAAACAACCATTAGTTCGCTCGTTATATGTAATCGTACAGGGTCGGCTATTACCTTCAGGGTAAGCGTTCATCCTGCCGGAGCTGGCGCTAATGACAAACAATATATTTTTTATGATGAATCATTGGCGGCAACTACCACACGAACAGTAGTTATAGGAATGACATTGGCACAAACTGATGTAATAAAAGTATACGCAAGCGGAGCTGATGTCAGTTTTAATTTATTCGGCTGTGAAACTAAAGAGGTTAGATAATGGCACAATATAAAATACAACAAGGTGATACCTTGTCAGCATTAGCTAGAAGATACGGCACTACAGTAGATGCTTTAATGGATGCTAATCAACAAATTAAAGATAGAGACTTAATCTATTACGACAGAATGATGAATGTACCCGGTGCAGCAACACCAGTTACTGTGACTCCTCCAGCCGATCAAGGCGCTATTGCCGGAATGCCTACCCACGATATGATAGATGGTATTCCAGTACCATCCGATATGGGAAAACCTTTCTTGCAGCCTGTTCATCCTTCAGTTGATCAACAAATAGCTGGTATGTCTAATGTGGAAATGGCGGGTGGAATGTCCGCAGGTGTTGATCTTTCTGGTCAGCCAACATTACAAGAATTAGGAAAATCAGCATGGGATTGGTTTAAAAGACCAGCACCTGATGAAGGTCAAATACCGGGCGCATCTAATATCGAGTATGATCCAAATACAGGGATGCCAGTTGGTCTTGGTGTTTCTGGTCAGCCAACATTGCAAGAATTAGGAGCTGGTATTTTTAATGCACTAGAACCTGTTGCTGCTAATGTTTCAGAGAAAGTTGCTAAAGCAACAGAAAATGCTACAAAAGCAGTTAATAAAGCAGTAGATGAAGCACCAGATGCAATAAAAGGTGGTATTACTAATTTTTTAAATGAGGATGTTGGTGCAGTAATTAACGGATTAGATAGAGCCGATCAATACATTAAATCTGGAGAACTTGGTTTAGATGTTACTAAAGCTAGTAAAGGTGCAGAAAAATTAATTACAAAGTATGCAGATATAGTTAAAAAATACGCAAGTGAAGGAGCAGAGAGTCTTGCAAAAAATACTGATTTAATAAGAAAAGATTTTCTTTATACATTATCAGAGTTTGTTCAAGACAATAACCTCGATACAAGAAGTATAGTTGAGACAATTGATGTCGATTGGTTATACGCTGCAACTGGAGTTAGGAATAAAAAGAAAGAACGGGCAGAGAAAATAAGGTTAGCTAAAATAGAACGAGAAAGACAAAGAAGAATGGCAGCATTACAGAATATGCCTGAAGGACAGTATGGTACTTATGCAGGAGGCGGTTTAGTACAACAAGCACAGAATGTAGCGGCACAGGGTCGTTATGGCGATTCCATGTTAATGCACGTTAATCCAGCAGAAGTTGCAGGATTATCACAAGTAATGCCTATAACAACTAATCCAGAAACAGGGCAACCGGAAGCTTTCCTTCCTTTCTTGGTACCATTATTAGGCTCATTGGCTGGCGGTGCGTTAGGCACTGCTGGAATGTTAGGCGGCAGCATAGGTACTATAGGAGGAGCGGCATTAGGTTCTGGTTTAGCTACATTTGCACAAACAGGTGATGCGCAGAAAGGTTTATTAGCTGGATTAACAGGTTATGGTCTGGGTAAATTATTACCGATGATGGGTGGTCCTTTCGCAGCTAAAGAAGCAGCAGGAGCAGCAGGAGCAGCTACAACACCAGTAGTATCAGGAGATACACTTAGTGGATTAATGGGTACTCATGGTGGAAACCAAGCTGCATGGATGGCTGCTAATCCATCTATAACTAATCCAAATTTAATTCAAGCTGGTTCTACTTTAAATATTCCGGGTAGTTCGGCAGGAGCGCAACCATTTTCATGGGGAGCATTAGGTACGGCAGCTAGTAAACCCGGAACATTTGTTCCTATGTTAGCAGGTTCTTCTGGACTTGGAATGATGGAGTCACAAGAACAATTCGCACAACAGATGGCAGATTTAAAAAGAAAGAATGAAGCAGAATACAATCGAATGATAGCAGAGCATCCTGAATATGTGCCAATGCTTCAAGGTAATAGAACATTTGCCGCTCAAGGCGGAAGAATTGGTTATCAAGGTGGTGGAGGTCTCGGTGGAGGCGGTGGAGGCGGAGGTAACGTGGATAGAAAGGACAAAGAATGGAAACCCACTCAGGCTATTGAAGCTCTTCCTATCAGTCCGTTTTATCAGTCTGGATTCCAACCTGAAATGTCTTATTTTAAAAATCTAAATCCTAGTTCAGCACAAATAAGAAGTGGTTTTGGAGATAGTGATTGGGTAGATGCACAAAATCAGATAGCTGGTGGTGTATCACCGATCACCGACCAACAATTTAGACCATTTGATCCAACCCAAACAGCAGGTTATCAATCTTTTTATAATGCACCTAGATCACCTTATGTAGTTGATCCTTATGCACCTATGGACTATGAAAACCAACCAAGACCATATGATCCTCCTGTTTATATTGATGACCCCATTTTTGAGCCACTTCCAGTAGTAGAAGAGCCTGTAGTTGAGCAACCGATAATTGATATTCCTACACCAGTAGGTCCTGCAATACCTTCAGAAGAAATTGATATAGGAGACTGGTCTGATCCAACTGGATATGATGAAATGATGGATACTGGCGTACCTATGGATCAATATGGAGACCCAATTGAGCCTACTGCTATTTGGAATAACCAAGCATCGGGAACGGCAGGATATACAGCGCCTTCCACTTATACTCCTGATATTACAGATTTAAATAGAGAAGAGTTAGAAACATTAGGTCTTGATATACCTCCAGTAGCTCCAGCGCCAGTAATTCCAGCGCCAGTAGTGCAACCTCCAGTAGTTCCATCTATGGTTGCTCAAACAGGTCCTGTTGGCGGTCAAGGAGCTGTAGCTCCCCCAAATTTAGGAGGCATGGGTCTTACATTACCTCCGCCATCCGCTATTCCTGATATACCTTCTACTATTCCAATAGACCCTAGTACGTTGGCACCGATATCATTAGGTTTAACCCCAGAAGAATTAGAGACAGGTGCCTATGCACCTCCTCCGGTATTTGCTCCTCCGGTAGTTGCTCCTCCAGCAGTTACTGAAGAAGAAGTATTGCCTCAAGAAAGAAGAATAGATAGAAGTAGAGGAGGAGGTAGGCGTAGGAAAGCAGAAGGCGGAAGAACGGGATATCAAAATCAAGGCGTGACCGAGGTTTCAGGGGAAGTTATAAATCCTGTAGAAGCCGAAGCTGGTGTTTCCATTATGGATGATCCTTTAACCCAAGAAGTTGTACTATTTATTCTAGGCGAATCTGGTAATCAAGAAGTTGTTAGCCAATTTTTAGCTAAATATGGTAATGAAGCTTTCATGCAGTTAAGAAATTCTGTGCTACAACAACTGGCTCCAGATGCCCAGACAGAAGGTCAGATAGCAGGTACAGGTGGCGGTGGTATGGCTGACGATATTAATGGAGTTATCGGCAATCAAGAACAGATAGCTGTATCCCAAGATGAGTTTATAGTTCCTGCTGATGTGGTATCCATGCTGGGTGATGGCAGTTCAGATGCTGGAGCAGATCAGCTTTATGGCATGATGGATAGGGTAAGAAAAGCTAAAACAGGAACAACTAGGCAAGCACCCAGACTTGCTAATGCAGGAGGATTATTGCCAGCATGAACCAAACGGCTGTAGAAATGGATGAAATAAAATTTTCAGCAATATTGCCTAATGATATTTTTAAAGTATGGAAGGATATAAAAAAATATTTGGAAAGATCATGTAAACGATCTAATGGAAGGCACACCCCAGATACTATTTATAAACAAATTATAAAAAATGAAGCCATTTTATGGATAGCTTTTGATGAAAAAGAAGATGTTATTAAAGGGTGTGTAGTGACTACTTTTCTTTACTATCCTACAGGATTGAAAATGTTAAATATTTCTCAATTAGCCGGTAAGAATATGCAGGAATGGATTGAAATCGGCAGACCTATTTTAAATAGTTGGGCTAAAGATAATAAATGTAATGGTATAGAAGCAATGGGAAGGAAAGGCTTTTCTCATTGGTCAACAAAAAAGAATGATCATTGGAAAGAAAGCCATGTTCATTTTGAAATGAAATTTAAGGAGATAAAATAATGTCAGGTGGAGGAGGAAGTAGCGCACCAGCGCAACCAACAACAACTACTGTACAGCAGCAAACATTGCCGCCATATGCAGAGCCTTATGTAAAAAGGGCAATGAGAAGGGCTGAAACAGAGTCCTTACAACCTTATACTCCTTATGGCGGTCAACGATTAGGATATTTTTCCCCCGATGAGATTCAATCTCAAGCGATGACTCGCGGATATGCTGGAGCCGGTACCCCGCAACAATTTACGCAAGCAGGGGAAAGATTTTCTGGCATTGGTGGTTATTCCCCAATGGGTTATGAGCAAAATCTTGACAGGTTCATGTCGCCTTATCAACAGAATGTCATTGATGTCGAGAAAAGAGAAGCTAGACGACAATCAGATATCATGTCTAACAGGGTGGCTGATTTAGCAACCCAATCAGGCGGTTTAGGCGGTTATCGTGAAGCCATCATGCAAGCGGAAAGACAACGTAATCTAGGAACACAACTCGGTGATATACAAACCAGAGGAAGCCAAAGAGCATTTGAATCGGCTCAACAACAATTAGAAAGAGAAAGAGCGGCTCAACAGGGTGCCTATGATGTATCCAGTCGTTATGGTCTTATGGCTGGCGAAGCTCAAATGGGATTAGGGCAAGCCAGACAAGCTGATGCAATGCAAAGAATACAGGCATTACAGGGTGTCGGTATGCAACAAAGAGCAATGCGACAAGCAGGACTTGATATGGGTTACGAAGATTTCCAGAGACAAAGACGTTATCCGCAAGAGCAACTTGGTTTCTACAGCAGCCTTATTCGTGGAATGCCAATGCCGCAATCGCAAACAACAAGCACTTATCAACGACAGCCGGGGTTATTCCAGACAATGGCTGGATTGGGATTGGGTAGTCTTGGTTTAATGAAAGGGATGGGATCATAATGGCAAACTTAATAGAAGCAGCAGCAGAGTTAGAATATGTGCCTAAAGATCAACTGGCACAAATGGTCAATAATCCTGATGCCGGATACCCTTCTTATTTAGTTCTCAGTGAAATACAAAGACGAACACTATTAGAAAAAGCGTATAACGCTGAAAGAGTGGCAATGGAAAAACCAAGCACTACTGTAGCGGATGAAGTTGTTGCTAATTTTACAGGAGGTCCACAAGGTTTAGCAGGAGGCGCTCAAGATTTAGCAGGAGGTCCACAAGGTTTAGCGGGTGTTCCGCCTTCCTCATCCGAAATTACTTCATCAGGTGGGATGCCCGCACTTATGGCTCAAGGCGGAAGGACTGGCTACCAAGAAGGTGGTTCACCAGAAGAAAGAGGTGGTTCACCAGCGTGGTATAGTTTCCGTAATCCAGATGGGAGTATAAATTTGACTAAAGCAGGTCTTACAGGATTAACTGCCGCAACTATGTTTAATCCTATTGGTCTTGGAGCTAAAGGTTTATGGGCTTTAGGAAGATATGGAATACCTGCATTAGCAAAAAGATTTGGTGCTGGTTATGCAAAAAAAGTATCAGAACCAATAGGTAAATTTGCTTTTAATAGAATGTCTCCAAAAATGAAAGCGGCATATTTAAAAAGAATGGGAGTTGCTCCGGGTAAAAGCATTCCAGCAAGCAAATTAGGAAGCATAATTCAAAGAAGAGCTGGTCTTGCTGGCGGTATAGGAGGTATAGCTTATGCAAGCGGTCTTGGAGATGGCGATTTAACTGGAGAAATAGATGATACTCAGGGAGATGTTGGAAACGGGCTTACTAGTGAGTCTGGGGATTCTGTACCTAGAGGCAGCGAAACTGGGTTTGATCCTTATGATATGGCTCGCATGGGGTTTGCCCTCATGGGTGCTAGGGATACTAGCGAGTTAGCCAAAGGTCTTAGTGGTATAGCAAGTGATATACAAACTAGGAAAAGAGAAGCTCCACTTGTAGAAGCTCAATTACAAGAAATACAAGCTAAAGTTAATTACTATAACTCTCAAGGTGAGTACAATAAAGCTGATCAGTTGTATAAACTAGCTTCTACTTTATCTGCACAAATAACAGCTATGATGGAGTCTAATAATATAGCTGGTGCAACTGAAGCGGCTAAACGACTGGCTGAAGTAAATAATGCTTATAGTCTTGAGCTTGGAATAGAAGCATCACAACAATCAGATGCGTCTGCAATTGATGCTGCTACTGTGCAATAAATATGGCTAACTTTACTTTACCAGATGGTAAAAAAATAAAGATACCAACTGATCCTACTGAAAGGATGCGGTTAGTTACTGCTGTCAAAAATAGATATGGTGTAGACCTAGATGATACTAGCGCATTAGATCAAGCTGGTGAGTTTTTAAAAGCAATACCTAGAGGTGCTGCTAGTCTAGCTTTAAGTGTGCCTGAAGGATTAGTTGCACTAGCTGATATTGGCGATGATAGTGCGACATTAAAAGGCTTGCGTGGATTACAAAAATCTTTAAGAGAAGATTCTTTTCTTGCGGCTGATCCTTTATATGCAGACAAGTTTACTACTAAGTTAGGTGAAGGTATTGGTTCTTTTGTGCCATTCTTAGGTGCAGGTATGGCAGGTAGAGCTTTATCAGTAGGAAGAAAAGCAGTAACAAGACCTTTTCTTGGTATGGATTTAGCTAGCCCTACATTTCAATTACCTGCGGCTCTTGCTGTACCTGCTGGTATGTCAGAACAAGCAGATAGAATACAGATGGCTAAAGAGCTTGGTGAAGATGTAGGTCCTATTGCAGAAACATTAGCTACATTAACTGGCGGTGTTATTGGACTAACAGAGCTAATGCCTATAACTAGTTTCTTAAAGAAAGTTCCTAAGACAGCATTGCGTAACCCAGAAACTAAAGACAAAATAATGCAAGCTATTAAATACTTTGGTACTGGTGCAGTTCAAGAAGGTGGTCAAGAAGTAATGGCTAGTTACTTGCAAGATTTTACTGCGGCTGGTTTATATAGTGATGAGCTACCAATAGGCGAGAGTGTATTTGATGAGTTTACTATTGGCGGTATTATAGGTGGTACAGCTAACCTTGTATTAAAAAGTATGAGTGGCAGAAAAAGAAGTGTTACTGATTCTTACTTAAAAGATGCTGAAGAGAGATACAGAAAAATAGAAGAAAAAGATTTTGCAAACAAAAGAAAAATATTTTTAGATGCACAAGCTCAAGGCACACTAGATATAGTACAACCAGAAGATGCTACAGTAAGACCAGAACTTGAACTACCAGATGAGATTGGACCATCACCAAACATAGAAATATCTAGAGATGCTGATGGAAAATTTTCTTTAATAGACTTACAAGAAAACAAAAGATTGGATACTTTTGAAAACGAAACACAAGCTATTGTTGGAAAAGATAAGATTATTAACGAGTACAACAACAAAGTTGAAAACAATAAAGTAGAAAATGACTTATACAATCTAGGTTTGATTAACAGTTCTACTGGTTTAGCAATAGGAAAAAGATTAAATAATAAAAATATTACTGAAGTTCCTTTGCAAGTATTAATGAACTACGATATTAATCTTTCTACTGCTAGACAGAAACAAGCAGAAGAACAGACTAAAATAGAAAAACAAATAACAGATAACTCAAAAGAATTATTATCTAGAAATAAAACTAGGTCTGTTGAGCAGATACAAAAACAAAATAAAAGATTAAGAAAGAAACTTAATAAACTTGATCCATTAACATCTAAGAGAACTAACTTAGACAGGGCTTCTGCACATTTAAAAAAGAAAGGCTTACCTTTAAAAGAAACATATACATTAGAAGAAGCTAAAAAAGCTTTAAACCCTCAAGACTTTAATCAATTACTTAAAGAAATGTCAGATATTGCATTTAGAGCATCTAAGTCAGCTTTAACTAATCCTAGTATAAGTAATCAATTTATCAAAGAAGTTGCGGCTATGAAAAATATAGAGCTTAACTTCAATGACCCTGCCGTAAAGTATGCCGCCAAGAAATGGACTGGCATAGAGAATATAGCTAACACTAAGGTTGAAGGAGCTAGAAGATTATTTCTAGCAAGACTTGATGCGCTACCTCCCTTTACTAAAGCACTCCCATTCCCTGATTTCAGAACTAGAAAACACACAGCAGAAGAAACTGATGAGTTTGTCGCTAAAGCTGGCGATCAATTATCTACGTTTGATTTAAAATCATTACAAGCATTAGGCAAAGACCAACGATTTCTTGATGATCTTGTTTATAGTGGAAGAGCTGAACGCATAGAAGGCACTAAAAACTATAGACTGGTAAATAATTTTGAGTTTGAGATTGCTCGCAGGTCAGAAGGTTTTAATGAAACACCTACAGAATATAGAACAAGGCTAGAAGCTGAAGGCAAACTTCCACCTGAAATGATAGACGAGATGGTTGCAGAAGAAGAAGTTAAGCAAGCTAAGTTGTTGCCACCAACAGAAATAGAACAACAACAAATTAATTATGCTGAAGCACTAGAAGAAGGTAAGACTAATAAGTTTGCTAAAGAAGCTAGAAAGATATTAAACAAAACAGGACTTAAAGAAACAGGCATAGTTATTAGTAACGATATTTTATCACCTACAGGTCTTGTAGAAGTTGATGATAAGATTGCTCTTGATCCTACAAAAACAGAAGATGCTGAAGGTGAGTACGATAGAATAAATGATGTTGTATATGTTTCTTTAAATGCTGTTAATCCAGATGGCAATGCCTCAGATCAAGAAATACAAAATGCTCTTAATAAAATAATAAATCACGAAATGATCCATGCACTTCGTGCTAAAGATTTAATTACAGAAAAAGAATATAAATATCTTAGAAAGTTAGCTAAGACAAGAAAAGTTCCAGCTACATTTGATTCTAAGTTTGCAGGTAAAACTTTTTATCAAAGGTCACTAGAGATAAATGAACCTACATTTAAAATCCTAGAAGAAAAATATCCGTATAAAGCAGAAGAACTTTATGTTGAAGAAGCTATAGCAGAATTATACAGAGCAAGAAATATTAAACCTGATATACCACCTAAAGCAGAAACTATATTTCAAAAAGTTATTCAATTCTTTAAATCAATGGGTCAGGCATTTCGTAATTCAGGTTATCAGAAAGCTTCAGACCTATTTGCTGATATTGAATCTGGCAGAGTAGGAAGAAGAACCAGAGGACAAGTAAGAACACTCAGAGATATAGATCAAACTCCATCTGGACTAGGTGGTTACAATCCTTTTGCATCAATGCAACCTACACCTGCATTTTCTGTAAAAACAAAACCAGATGAAAGATTATTTTGGACTCCATTAGAAACTGAAGTTGGAAGTAAAGGAAATATTTTTGGTTTGGGTTATTTAAACCAAGCTCCTAAAGCTATTAAAGAAATAGGTGACTTTAAAATAGTTAAAGATGAATTTGTAGAAGGCAATATAAATGTAGGAAAAATCTTAGGTGTAGATGTTGAACTATATAGAGATGATAGTCTTTACGAAGGTCAAGAATATGCAATGCTTATAAATGATAAAAGATATATTGGTAATGAAATTATAGGTTTATATGCAAATAATTTAAAAGAAGCTAAACAAGCAGCAGTATATGAAATAGAACAATTACATAATGAAGGAGAAATTACAGATTTAGGAAAAGTTATATATGAAGCTGGTGATGGTGCATTAGTTTCAGAAAAGAAAAAAGATGAAGCGGTAAGATTTTTAAAAGCCGTAGTTGGTACAGGTAGACATCTTGAAGCTATAGAAGATTTTCCGACTGTCTTTAAAAAAGAAGGAGATGTTCCTTTATTCTCTAGGCAAGGAGAACTATTTGGACCAGATGGTGTACGTCTACAACCCGATAGAAATAGAACAGCCGAAAAAATGCGAGAAGAACAAGGCATACGTTTAGGACCATCCAATCTACAAAATAGAATATATCAATTAACACAAGTTCTTAATTTTAAACGAGGTCAGCTAAGTCAGGATCAAATGTCACCTTATACTCGTATGAAATTAGAACGGGAAGCTTATTATCTAGAACAAGAAATAGAAAATTTAGAGGCAGCAGATAGGGAGACTGATGTTCCCGCTTTCTCTGTGAGAAGAATAGATTTAGATGACAAGGTAAAACCTGTATCTTCCCTATCTTTATTATATGATCCGTCAATTGAAGCGAAGCCGCCAAACTCAGTAAAAATAGCTGACATTGTAAAAGAGTTACAAGCTATTGCTATAAAAACACATGGCAAACCTTTAGATAAGTTTACTGATGATAACTTAGAAACTATTGCCAGAATAATTGCGGCAGAAGTTGAAACTGGTTTAAGTGCAGAAGGTAACATTGAAGATTGGTATAAAGATTCTTTAGATAGACTGATATCTAATATGTCCGTTATCTATCCTGAGTTAGCAGATAATGAAATTAACGAAAAAGCATACAAACTTGCAATAGCTATTACATCTAATGGTCAAACAGTAGAGGGTAATTTAGATTTTGCAAATAAAATTTATGAAGGCTACAAGCAAACAGGGTTATTTCCAGTAGAAGGAACAGGTACAACATCTAATCAAATGAAACAAGCTTTTAATGCCCTTAATCAATTAATAGAGAACTATGGCATTACAAAGACTTTAGATATTTTAGAAACTGATTTTACAGTTAAGCAAATGAGATATATGGGATTCAAAGTTTCAAAAGAATTAGTAACAGAATCTTTATTATTTAGCAGTATTTTTGGATCAAAAATTGGAGGAGCTTTCTATCCAAACTTAATAGGCAATTTCGACACAGTTACTATGGATCGTTGGTTCATGCGTACATGGGGTAGGATTACAGGTACGTTGATTGATGGTAATCCAAATGTATTAAATAAAAATATAGCAACACTAAGAAAATCTTTATCAAGAGAAAGAGCAGAAAGTCTTGATATTGATTATGATGAAATGCAAGCTGATGATGATGCTGCTATAGAAGCTGGTGTAAAAGTCTTTAGAGATTTTTCTAAAAAAGATGAAACAGGAAAAAGTTTTACAAATAAAGATGCCGCAGATAATAAAGCGGCTAGAGCTATAAGCCAAATAATTGGTGGAAACATACAACCTAAAACTGGACAGCAAAAAATCTTTATAAGAAGAGCTATGAATCGTGCAGTAGAAGTGTTAGCAGAGAATGGCATTGATACTGACATAGCTACTGCTCAAGCAGTTATTTGGAAGCCAGAACAAGAGCTTTACAAGAAACTAGGTTCAAGCAATATTGAACCAAATGATAGAGATTATGGTACTATATCAGATAGATTAATTAAGGAAGGTAATTATGACCAAGAAAGCTTGGATAGAGCAAGACGAGAATATGTTAGAAGGAGTGGACTTCAAGAAAGTTATTCCCAGACTAGACGAGGTCTTGAAGCAAAAGGAAAAAGCAGATTCATTAAGTCAAATGTCGTCAAAGAAATCAGAAGAGAGTTTGACAGGAACTTTAGAAGAGAAGATTCTAAAAAGCCATCCAGAGCTTACACCAGAAAGACTGGAGGAAATGCTCAAGTCACATTAAGTGATGGAACTACAGTTCCTGTAGACTTAAACGCTAGTCACACTATTAAGAAAAATAGTACAGCATATAATGCTTTACTTGTTGCTGGTGTCACACCAATTAATTTCCTAGAGTTAAAACCACAACACGCTAATGTATTCAGCAAAGCAATGGAGTTAGCTGAGAATAACACCAAGTCCTCTGCTGTATATAGATATTCAATACCAGAATATCAAGATATGAGAATGTTTTTATCTGCGGATGGTAGTGTAGGATTTGCATTAAAACCTGATGGTCACTTAGTAAGTTTGTTTAAAGATGCTACTTCAGATATTAAGAACGCTAGTGTAGCTTCTTTATTCTTAGGTGTTGAACAAGGTGGCAGAAAACTAGATGCTTTCGATACTGTTCTACCAGACTTATATGCCATGAATGGATTTAAAGCAGTATCAAGACTTAATTGGAATCCAAACGAAGCACCAGATAATTGGAATCCACAGGAATTTATGGCATTTAATAGAGGTCAACCTGATGTAGTATTTATGGTTTACGATCCTAATAACTACAACGACTATCAACTGAATGATGGTCAACTAGTAGAAGATTATGCTGATGCTGCATCTATACAGGAACAAAACTTACCTACTCAAAATGTTTTAGACATACCTCTATTCTCCAGAAAACGTAGAGATAGTAGTCAAGGTAATAGTAGTGAAGCAATAGCTCGCAGAAGAGCCGTAAAGAATGCTGAAGAAACAGTTAAGCGTACACCTAGAGGTAACATACCCCATTACAATTTAAATGCCTCAGACGTTGCTATAGAAGCCGCATACAATTTCAACAACGATCCTACTGCACCAACGCCAGAGATACCTAAGTTTTCAGTAGCTGCTACGGCAGAACCTGATTGGTTAACAGAAACTACAGATAGGGTAGGTAGATCAACAACCAAGAAAACTCAGTTTGAATCTATCATGGATGTTATACAGAACCCTGTAGAAAACATTAGGTATATGTTCAGGCAAGCTAGAACACTCTTTGTTGATAAATTATCTGCTGTAGAAAAACAATTATTAAAAGCACAAGAGCCAGAATGGTATTTACAAGAAGGTAGAATTAATCCTAAAACTAAAAAAGCATGGACAGAACAAGAAGCAGAAGAACAGTCAAGAGCATTTAGATTATTAGATAATAATATTATTACAAGAACGATGGCTTATCTAAGATTGGCTGACAGAAGCAGAGGTGTGTTTCAGGGTATGCTTACAATGGGGTTTGTTACTGATCGTGTTGTAGATGAAAATGCAGAAGATGGAACATCTGAATCTATTGCAGTAATTGAAAGAATGGCGCTTGTTGATGCAAATGGTAAAGAAACTGGTGAATATGGTGCCTTTATGCAATTTATGGCTCCGCTCTATCAGAGAACTGATTTTGACATGGTAGGTATTTTTGGTACATATGGAAAGATTATGCGACCAGAAATGATAAATGTTAAAACTGGTGAAGCAATACCATCTCCAATTACTGATGCAGATAGAGCAAAAGGAAAACGAATAGAGAAAGAATTTCCAGAAGTTGTAGCGGCTTACAAAAACTATCAAAACTGGAACAATAAATTAGTAGAGTTTGCTCAGAAAAAAGGAATACTCACTGCGGAGCAAGCGGCTGAATGGATAGCGAACTCACATTACTATCCATATTACAGAGATATGGCAATGACAGAAGAGGAATTAGAAAGGGCAAAAATTAAAGCACCTACTATTTCAGGTGGCGCATTACCTCAGAACCCCCTTGATATACCACTTAAAGGAGCAGACACACCTATAACAGTAGACCCAATAGAAGCTATATCTAGAAACTCTTTATCAATATTGACAGCCGCACTTAAAAATGATGGCACAGTAAAATTATTAAAAGACTTAGAAACTATGGGTCTTGCTGAAAATATGGGTGTTACAAGAAATAGAAAATTTGATAACGATGGAAACCCAATTACAGATGCTAATTATGTTCATGCTTACGAAGATGGACAAAAGTATTTTTACAATGTTAAAGATATGGAAATTTTTGAAGCACTATCTTCTGTTGGCGGATCATCAACAAGCACACTAACTAAATGGGTAGGTATGCCAGCAACTTTATTAAGAGATACAGTTACTCGTGATCCGGGCTTTATTGTTGTAAATATTTTAAGAGATACCTTGTCTGCTGCTGTTACAAGTGGAGCTATGGCTGGAAAAACAATGGGTGGTATTGACGAAGGATATTTACCAGTCATAGATTCTTTTAAAAATATGTTTGGAGATATATCTGACTTAGAAAAATTTGGAATAATTGGTGGGTATGACTTTTCTAATGATGAGGGCAGTGTTAAACAATTTGTTGAAAGAACGATGAGAAGGCAAGGACTAACAAAAAATGGCGCAATAAAACCACAAGACGCTTTCTTTAAAATATGGGATGGCTTGGGAGAGCTAACTACTAAGTCAGATGGTGCAACTAGAAAAGCTGTATATGATTCAGTATATAAACATATGAAAAAACAAGGCGCTACTGAAGGACAGGCACAATCAGAAGCGGCATATCAAGCATTAGAGATAATTAACTTTGGGCGCAGAGGACTATCACCAATATTTAAGACAGTCACGGCTGGAATACCATTTTTAAATGCAAGAATACAGGGTCTTGATGTTTTATACAGATCATTTACTGGTAAATATTCTTCTGTAGAAAGAATACAAGGTGATGAAACCAAAGCAGAGTTACGCGGTAGAATAATGCGAGGTGCAATCCTCAGAGGTGCAACACTGGCTCTTACAACTGGACTGTATTACATGATGGTATCCGATACGGATGAATACAAAGGCGCAAGAAGAGAAGCTAGGGATGACTACTGGATTATCCCGACAGGCACAGACTTCCCTCTTAGGATTCCTATTCCGTTTGAAGTAGGTGCAATCTTTAAAGTATTACCTGAGAGATTGATTGATATGGCTATGGGCGATGATGCGTTCACTAGAAAAGCTGTTAGTGAAGCTAAGACTAGTCTTGGTAGACAACTAGAAACATCACTTAATATCCCATTTACACAACCCGCATTTGGATTCCAAGCACTTAAACCATTAGCAGAAGTATGGTTTAACAGAAACAGCTTTACTGATTCAGAAATTATTCCTTACTACAAACAACAACTAGACCCAAGAGCGCAATCAACTGCAAGGACAAATGAGTTAGCTAGAATTTTTGGGGAAGCATTTAATATTTCACCGATGAAGATTGACTATGTAATGCGAGGATATGCGGGAACACTTGGAGGTTATCTATTATCTATGGCTGACACAGGCACTAGAATGATTACAGGCACTCCTGTCCTTCCTAACAACGTAGAGCTATCCAGATTGCCACTACTAAGAAGATTAACATTTGATAGTAAGAAGGCGGGAGGACTGCAACAACAGTTCTATGAGCTACGAGGAGAGGTAGATCAAGTAGTTCAGACTATCAACAAACTAAATAAAGATGGCAGAGCAGATGAAGCTGTTGCCTACAGAAGTAATATGCAAGGTGTGCTTAATGTTAAAGGTCAAGTTAGATCAATGGAAAGATATCTAACTAAATGGAGAACAAGACGTAATAGATTATTGCAACGTGATGATATATCTATCACAGTAAGGTCAGATTTACTTAGAGATATGGAGATAGAAAGGGATAGAAGATTGGCAATGATTCCTGAGTTAAGGAAGCAAGCGAATATTCCTGTAGCATCCTTCGGACTTTAACTGGTTGATTTCTTTTTCTTCCTTCAAGGGTTTCAATCTAAAGAAGTCATTGTACTCAGGATGCTTGGCATGAAATAGTCTCGCATAGAAACCGATGTAATCATTGCTGATCTTAAATTCCCCGCCCTTTGTCTCAATCTCCCTGTTCCATCTTATCCTGTTCACAATTGCCCAATGGCTATAATGCTTCCTGCCTGACCGAATAGCCTCCAATGTATACCCCTCAAATTTCTTCCATACCTGTGGATTTTCTTTATGCCACACCCACCAAGTACGTTTCCTTTGATCGAGTTCTTTCTCTAACGTATCAACTACATTCATCTGAAACCCCCTAAAAATAATAGACCAGTAAATATTTCTTTTAGCAGCCGGCTAAATTCCGGCTGAATTATAAATCCAAAGTTTGTTGTGCTGTCCTTATCTTTTGCATCTCAATGTAATCCTTATTAAGTTCACAGCCAATCCATTGCCTGCCCAATTCCTGTGCTACCAATCCTGTCGTGCCACTTCCCATGAATGGGTCTAACACCACACCCCCTTTCGGACATCCCGCTAGAACGCAAGGTTCAATCAAATCAGGCGGAAATGTGGCGAAGTGAGCATCCTTATAGGGTTTAGGATTAACTGTCCATACAGAGCGTTTGTTTGCTGTTTCGTAAGACTTCTCTAATCCACTATGCGGTGTTAATCCAGTGCCATCATTATGATACTTTCCATCAGTTCTATCTCTTGTTCCCCAATCATCCTTAACAGGTACTTTGATGGCTTCATTGTCATAATAATAGTTCTTATTTTTTGATAACAAGAAAATATATTCATGTGACTTGGTGCATCTGTCTGTCACGCTCTCAGGCATGGGGTTAGGTTTATGCCAAATGATATCCTGTCTGAGATACCACCCACGCTTTTGCAATTCAAATGCAACACGAAACGGAACACCTATTAAATCTTTCGGCTTTAATCCGTTAGGCACTATCTTGGAATGAATACCATCCATATTCTGTTGGTCATGAGTTTTGCATATGTTGCCCGCAATTCCCTTGCCCGATCCCGAATATGAATCCCCAAGATTTAACCAAACAGTTCCATCGTCACGCAAGACTCTCCATACTTCATCAAAGATGTCAGCCAAGTTAGATACATATTCTTCGGGAGTTTCTTCCAAGCCGAGTTGTTTATCTTCTCGGTAATTTCTGAGTCCGTAATAGGGAGGTGAGGTAACGACAGTATTAACTATCTTATCGGGTAATTCCTTTAAGGTTTCCCGACAATCACCATGCAATGTTTTGTTGAATATCATTCAGCTCCTTCTGTAAAAAAAATTCACGGCTTACAGACCAATGAAAACAATAGACCAGTAAATATTTCTTTTTTTGCAAGGTTGCAAATACAACTGGCGCACATAACACATCAATAGGTTAAAAAGGAAGATCATCATAATCTTCCCCATCGTAATACTTATCCAATCTAATAAATTCCCTGACCTTATCCAGTAACTGATCTTCAGTTCCGTATTTATTCTCAAAGCGTTTTTTGTAGGGATGCCGACTGATCGGCTCTTTATCACCACCTCTGCGATGATGCTCGTAACAAAGGGGTAATACTTTGAAGTGACAATCTTTTTTTGTTTTTCCATCGATGTGATGAATCTCTGCGGGTACTCTCGGAAATCCCCTGCGGTGACATACGATGCATCCAATCGATACAACTCTTTCCATGTGAGCCTTTTCTTTGGCTGTCGGGGTTCTTCCTTTAAGCGCCATACCGCTTTTGTTCGGTGCGAGTGTTTGCACACTCCGTGCGCCATTGCTCAAAGCCAACCTCGACACTGCGTAATTGTACCCTCAAGGCAGATAGAGTTCCTTTGCATACACCGACTTTTAATCTTGCCTTATAAAGATCATCATTGGTTTCGGCATAAACTTCTTGAGCAGAAACAGTTTTGTATTTCTCGTTTCCCATCGCTTCTTGTTTAAGTACGGCTTGCAATCGTTTTACATCCGCTTCGGATTCATGTAAATCATACTCTGCCTGTTCAATGACAGGCGCGAGTGATCTTACTTTGTGCATCCATGATTCTTGGATTTCATCCATCAGATTTTTCCTCTCTTGCTTTATAAGCATAAACATTAGAGCCACACTTAGGACACGATAAATTTGTTACCATATCGTGTGTATCGTCATCTTCCTTTGAAAGATCGTGGTCTCCTCCCCAAATCAATTCAGAATTACAGTGCCAACAGTTCATCAGCTTGCTCCAGTCATTATATTCAAAGGATATACAGTGCAAACATGATTAGTGTCTTGGTAATATTCTTTCCTAAATGCTTCTACTTCTTCCTTGTTTTCAAAGATTCCCATTGCAGTCCTTAATGGTACGTTGGTATTCGGATCACCATATTCAACTGTCATTATATATTTTGGTTCATCCATCAGCTTTTCCCCTCTGCTTTTCTAAGCAAATTATATAACCTACCTAAATACATTTTGTCCTCATGTGTGTAATCCATAGACATCATGCTTTTTGGATAAGATAATTCTATGTTGTTAATTCTTTCTTTTATTTGCTCAATAGATAATCTACGCATCAGCTTGTTCCTCTTTTGATTTCTTTGTGAAATATTTCCATAAAAATTCTTTTAGCTTTATCCGTTGTATAGGGAGTTTGGCGAAAGTAAAATCTTTCTTTATCGTTTCTCGATTTCCATTTTTGGAAATTAACTTCAAAACTGCTGTCATTATTGTATTCAAAATTCATGTTCCACCTCGCTAGTAACTGCATGATGCGTAAATTTTTAGAATAAATAGAGTTATATTATTTATACACCATGCAGTCACTGCTTATCCGTAAAGTTTTTTAATCAATCTTTTTATATGTAATTCAATTCTTTTTTTTTGTTCGCTTTTGGATTTATCCCTTGCAAATTGTTCTTCACGAGAGAAATCAGCTTCTTCCTTTTCTTCGTTTTTCAATTTCTCGCGTTCCATTGATATAAACCTGACTCATTGTTTTGTTCCAATGTTCTTTTGCCCAATCACTACGAGCAATATCGTGTGCCACTGCTGTTGCCTTTATTCTTTTCCAAAATAGGGATTCAATATCTTTGGTTTGCCACCACTGCAAGTTATTTTTTTTAGAAAGGGATGATGTCATCGAAATCATGCTCCTCTTTAGGGGTCTCCTCTTTAGGGGTTTCCTTTTTGGGAGGTTCATCATCAAATGATTCCTTCTTTTCTCGTGGAATATCGACTCGGCAATACTGGTAAGGATTGTTGTTCTTGCTCACGCGATCCCATAAAGCCACCCTTAACACGGCAGGTTCATGTGCTTTAACTTTGTTGACCAGTTGTTTAAGTAAATCCTTACTCAATTCTATCTTGCCAGTTTTATCGGG